TGGCATCTCTCATAGATTCAAATTTGACTGGCGCAACAGGTGTTCCGTCCAGGGAACGCCATTTGGTTGCTTTGGATGTTCCTACAAAAAGTGTAGGTTTGTATTTGATTTTCTTTTGGACTCGTTTACCATTTTCTATACCTCTGTAAAGAAGCATATTTCCATAACGAGCAACATTAGTGTAAAAATTCATATAGTGTCTATTATACCACAGTTTCAGTCAATTGTAAACCATTATTTAAAAGGTAGGGGGAAATAAATCCCCCTAGCTTAGTTAAGATCAGTTTATTTTGATCTTTTGAGGACGCTTCTCTTCTGGAATGTCTAAGTGTAGATTAACTACAAGAACACCATCCACTAGATCAGCATCATCTGCAACAACATACTCTGCGAGCCTAAAGCTCCTAGAGAATTTGCGAGATGATATACCTTTGTGTGCGTAATCGCGTTCATCCTCGGCCTTAGAACCAGCGATGGTTAATGTACCATCCTTAAGTTCTACCTCAACATCATCTTTACTGAATCCGGCAACGGCCATTTCAATACTGAAATTTTCGTCGTCTAATCGGACAATGTTATGAGGTGGATAATTATCCTGACCTGGAGTAACTGAAGTAAGTCTCTCGAGCTCTGAGAACAGAGGTTCGAAACCTACAAATAGTGAACGTGGATACGCTAAACTAAGATTTCTAGTCATCATCTTTTCCTCCTATTTTATTAGCAAGGTTATTAAGGCCCACACCATGTGGCACCTCTCGTATAGTATTTATACGGGTTTTGGTCCGGCTTTTGGAGGACTATTACCTATATTATACTTTGGACATAATTCCCACTCATTTTTGTCTTTAAAGGATATTACCTTTATCTGACGAAGCGGTGCTATGTCCTTTGCTGATTCTTGATTTACGATTGAACATAATCCCCAATCAGCCAACAGAGTTGTAATTGTATTACGTCTCTGAAGATCGTTTTCTACTAGATTCGAGGGTTTCCCGTCTAGTAAAAATAATTCTTTAAAATGTACGATGAAATATCTTCCTTGTTTGTGTAAGATATGACACGATTGGAATAGTTTGTTATCCTTTCTGGATGCTACGCCTATGCGTGTTAATGTTTCTCTTACCTTAAGAAAGTCATCTGGTTCACTTAATGTAATCTCTAACATATCATTTGGAGACCAATCATTAATTTGTTTTTGTTCTTCCACCTTTATAAATCCTTCTCTTCAAATTTTCAATTTGTTTATTATTTAATAATGATAAAACAGATTTAGCTTTTTCATCGCTATACCCATAATATTCTTTAATGACCTCGATTCTTTGTATCTCAATGGGTTTAAACCATTTAGAAAATCGATTTCGTTTCTTAATTATATTTATAAAAAAATCAAATTGAAGACGCGCGGGTAAGTGGGAATTCAGATTCATTTCATTAGCATACAGTACAGTATCTGGAAAATAAGAAAGGGATCTATTGATTAGAAAAGGTTGATATTCTGATTCAGTTATATCATCTACCATTATATTCTTCTTGGTAGTATTAATTGCTTTTACATAATCAAATGGATTCATTAGTTTGTTCTCAAATATCCATACTTAATGAGCTTATCTTGCTCTTCTATGGCTTCAGTTATAGGAACATATCTAGTCATAGACCAATTTCTCCCTAAAGTTTGCCACGTGTTTCCCCTCATAGATTCAGTTATCTTTATTTGTTCTTTATCTTTTGCGGTAGTGAATATAACTGAATGACCTTCAAGCTCAAAAGCTCCTGATATTGCTATTCCTGTTATTTTAGCTTTGTTTTCTGATGAATATTTCATTTAAATTTTACCTGTGACATTATTTCAGTTAAACAAGCAACCAGATTTAATTCGTGATCAGCAACAAATGCATTTTTGTATTGATACTCTCCAAGAATTAATACTAATTGGGGGACGGATTGTGAGTCAACATAATCTGTCATATTATCATAAATCTTTCTAAAAAGAGCTACTGGTTCAGAATCCATATTATCTGCAACCCATTGTCTCATGCTCTTAAAATCTTTTCCTTTTAATAGTCTCATTAAATCAGATATTGCTATCTCACTTATTTGGACTAGTATACCACTATCTATCCATCCATTAGTGCTATATCTTTGTAATTCGTTTATTACCCTACGCCAATCTGGCATATGTTTCATTAGCAATTCAGCTAAGACATTCTTCTCATACTTAACTCCTTCATCTTGCAGGATGAATTCACACCTTTCCATAAATTGAACTAATAGTGGTGGCATATCCTTTTGTGCAATATTAAATTCTACAACCGAACATCTAGAATGTAAAGGTTCTATAATTCGATTTTTAAAATTGCAAGTTAAGATAAACCTACAGTTAGAACTGAACTCTTCTATAAAAGCTCTTAATGCTGGTTGTGTAGATTGTGGATTTAAGTAATCTGCTTCGTCTAGAATAACTACTTTATATCCACCTTGGAGGGAAATAGTTGATGCAAATCTTTTAATCTTCGTTCGAAGTGTATCGATACCAGATTCTTCAGATCCATTAACTAAAAGAAAGTCTAGACCAAGTTCATTACATAAAGCTTTCGCAACTGTTGTTTTACCTGTGCCGGGTGTCCCGGTAAGAAGCATATTGTGAAGTTCACCTCCGTTAACAATATCTTCAAAAGTTGATTTTAGTTCTGGTGGTAAAATACAATCTGCAATACACCATGGTCTATACTTTTCAACCCATAAAAATTCGTTTTCAAATCCTGGTTTTCTTAGGAATTCACTCACCAAGAACCTCCCAACCTAATACTGTATCGGCGCGGAATGATCTCCAGGCATTTTGGTCCGTTGACCATACTGGAAATAAATCTTCTTGTTTATTGGCAATCCTTTCGTTGTGCATACTGACAACTGAATAATCTTCAATTCCATATGCGTGTAATACTACGGGATTTAAAGTACAAGGCATAACACGGATCTCGTCCGAGCTAACCTTTTGAAATGTTACGGTAACAATGCCTTTTTTAAGAGCGGCAAGTAACTCTGATCTTTCATTCGAATTCATAATATAACCTATAATAAAGTTGGGTGGGGAGCTACCCCACCTTTAAGCTTTTAGGAATCGTCAGAATCGGAATCGTCTGATCCGTTTCCAACAGTTTCAGCTTCTTCAGTCACTTCTGGAACTGCGCCTTCCGGTGCAGCTTCATCAGTAGGGCGATTAGCATTTATAAATGTAACCAACCTAGTTCTAAGAGCTCCAACTGTTTCCAGTTCTTGTCCTTCGAACGCACCACGTCTAGAACAGATATCAATTACCTGTACGCTAGTTGCGATGTCTTGAAGTGAAAGCTGAGGTGCTTCCGTTGTTTCTACTGCTTGTTCAGCCATAATTTTCTCCTATGCATAGTAGACTATTATTGATAAGACCCATCATTGGCATCTTATATAATATCCTCATAACCAATCAATGATATATGAGAATTCTTGTACATGTATTTATACATGAAATTCACTTCCTTTTTCCAATGCTATGAAATAGTTTATTGGAAATGTAGAAGATGTCCAATGAGATATAAGCTTTGAACTTATATTCACATAGTAATCTCCTGGAAGAAGTTTTAAGTTTGGTATGTTAAAAATAAATTTAAAATCGTTAGTACAAGGATTAGCATTATCTAATACCAAAGAAAATGCATTTGAGGTCATATCATTTACATCGTAAACCTCTGCTCGTATTTGACCCTTAATCCCACATATAACTAATTCGGAATGTCCTAGGACCTGAGAAGCTTTTCTAATCTGATTAATATGATCTTCAGTAATATTAATAGAAAGCTCTGGATCAGGCATTGTGATTTCTTTAGTTGGAGTAGTAAGAATTTCTTTTTCTGAATAGTAATAATTCACTCTAGAAATATCACCATTCTTAAGAATTACTCTTTCTACACCAAAGTCTAAATCTGGGTTTTGGATTAAACCAATCACTTGTAAGAATTCGTTTAAATCATATATTCCAAATTCTTCTGGGAAGATATCTGGAACGTGTGCTTGGGCCATAATGTTCTTGGCTTCTGCAATTGTTTTTAAATCTTGTCCTGGACTAATCAAAATATTAGGATTAATCGAGGCAAAGTTTTGTAACACCTCTAGTGTTTCTTTTGAAATATTCATAATGTCTATTATACCATAGTTTTTGTGGAAAGTAAACCTTTATTTTTCGTGTTCAGTATCGTGGACGTGTAATGCCATAATAGCATAGTGCAATACCTTCATTAGGTCCTTTCTGTTAAATCCGTCTTTCTTGCCATATCGTTGTGCATACTTTAGTATGTTACCGATACAAAATCCTTCACCGTGACCACTATCCATAATAAATTCAGTTGCCTGAAATTGATCTCTGGCGTAGTGCTGTTTATAAGTGTTATCAATATATTGTTGGAGCTCTTTTATAAGCTCGTCTTCATTAAATTTGTAATCTTT